AAACCAGCCTTTTGGCGCGACCCTTTCTGCCAACAACTAATGGAAGGTGCCAACGCTCAAAAGATAAGCATACAGCACAATGCAAAGCTTAGTTTCGATGGTGTTGACTTTGAACTTGACAGACGGTGTAAGTGGGATATTTGGAGAGATGATTGGAAATGGGGTGGAGATATTAAAAGTACGGCAGCCGAGACACAAATACAATTTGAAGCCGCTTGTAAATTTTTTCAGTACGACCGCTCACGTGCCTGGTATATGGATATTGAAGGAGCTGACCGCGATGTGATAATTGGTATTTCTAAAAAGAATCACAAAGTATTCAAAATCTTCATTAATCGTGAATCAGACTTCTACTTAGAAGGGAAACAAAAGTATTTAGCATTAGCCTATAAATGGCATTTATTATTTGGAAACGGAAGACCATGAAAGAAATTATATTTAGAGCAGAAACTGATTTAGAAGTCCTCACATTGATTAAACATTATATTAATCAATGTGAGCCGGAATTTAGAACTTTGAGATTTTACAGAGATGTTCTTAATGAGGCAAATCCAATTGGTACTAAATGGATATTAACTAAGAAATATAGAAATTTGACTATTGGAAAAGAATATGAAGTAATTGGGCACTCACCTAGTAATGACTTTTATGTAAAAAATGACAATGGAAATCGTATAACTGTAGGAATATATTGGTTTAAAGGAGTCATTATTCCAAGTAAGGAAGGAACATACGATAAAATTTGTAGTGAATGTAAATCTCCAATTAGTTATAAAGATTGAAGACCATGAGAATAGTAGTTGAAAAACAAGATAAGTACCTAATTCAGTTCGATTACGACCGTAAAATATCGGCAGCAGTAGCAAAGCTGCCGGATGTTACTTACGATTCAAAATTGAAGCGCTGGGAGCTTCCACGCAGGTGGGAATTCGAGGTTCAGATGTTCGCACAAAAGTATTGCTTTGATATGACCGGAAATGTTTCAAAACGACGTGTGTTTGATGTTCCGGCAGAGATGCCAAAATTGAAACAGAATATTGACCTAAAGCTAAATCCTTACGATTATCAGAACGAAGGTATTGCTTACGGAATCGAACACGGCAGCTGTATTAATGGCGATGCTCCAGGACTTGGAAAAACAGGTCAAAGTATTGCCACTGTTATCGCAAAAAATGAATTTCCCTGCCTTATCATTTGTCCGGCAAGTTTGAAACTGAACTGGGAAATGGAATGGAAACTATGGTCTGACCATAAGCCGGTTATTCTTAGTGATTCAATCAAGCATACTTGGGAAACATTTTACAACATGGGTGTGTACGATGTATTCATTGTGAACTACGAATCACTTCAGAAATATTTTGTATTAAATATCAATGTTCCACGAGGTGAGCAGATGTTACTCAAACACATCAATTTCCTGCCAAATATCAACGTATTCAAATCGGTTATCATTGACGAAAGCCACCGTGTAAAGGAAAAAACCACACGTCAAAGCAAATTGTCGTATGGCATTGCGCAGGGAAAGTTTACGCAATTACTCAGCGGTACTCCAATCGTAAATAAGCCAGTTGATTTGATGTTCCAACTGATGATTATAGATAAGCTGAAAGAGTTTGGTGGATCCGTTGCATTTCGTGAAATGTGTGCCGACGAAGAGCGCTGGCCGGAAATAAACGCAATTCTTCGTAACAAGTGCTATTTCCGTAGGGAAAAGAAAGATGTACTCAAAGAACTACCTGATAAGTTCAGGCAAAAGGTTTTTTGCAGTATTTCAAATCAGCCTGAATACGATGCAGCAATGGCCGATCTTGAAACCTATTTGCGTGAATACCGCAAAGCCACAGAGCCACAAATCGCCAAAAGTATGAAAGGCAAAATCATGGTTCAGATTGGAGTATTGAAAAACATTTCGGCTCGTGGAAAACTAGCCGATGTGAAAGAGTATATCGACGATGTGCTTGAATCCGGAGAGAAAATAGTCGTCTTTATCTATCTTAATGAAGTGGCCGATGTACTCCGAAGCTATTACCCAACTGCACTGTTTTTCACCGGTGCCGAAAGCTCACAAAAGCGAAACGACAGTATCCATAAATTCCAACGATGTGCGGTTTGCGATACACGATACGAAAGGCATAATGATGCCGATCATGAATTTTTACCGACCGACCACAACCTAATATTTGTAAACTACAAAGCTGGTGGTGTTGGAATTACGCTCACAGCTGCTTCTAGAGTTGCTTTTATTGAACTTCCTTGGCATAGTGCCGATACAGACCAATGCGAAGACCGTTGCCACCGCATTAGCCAAAAAAACGCTGTTCAAATATCTTATTTCCTTGGCAAGAATACTATTGACGAAGATATTTACAAAGTAATCAATGAAAAGCGGGAAATGGCAATACAATGCACCGGAGCAGTTGATAATACAGAGGAATCTACATTTGAATCAATCATTAATCTTTTAAAGTAGAAATTTATGTCAGAACTATTCCCTACTGAAGTAATAGAACCTCCTAAGAAAAAGAAGTTCTACAAAGCCGGAGATGGCAAGTTTACCGACAAACTTACCTCCCGAGCTGATCAAGCCGAAAAGCAGTGTAAAATTCATGCTTCCAACGAAGCTTATTACAAGCGACAATGCGAGCGACTACAACGCGAATTGAAAGAAGTAATGGAAGAAAACAAGAAACTAAAATCTATCATAAATGGAAAAACCAACATACAACGAAAAGAAATTTTTGCTTCCTAAGAGTCCACGAAGTATGGCAAGTTATCACGCTAAAGTGATGGAAGATGGTATTATGAAACTTACCATTCACGACTGCAAAGGAAGTATTCAATTGCACAATAATTTGAATCATAGAGATGAAATAATTGAGGCTGTCGAAAAACTGGAAGCACTGAGATTCGGTATTTCCGAATTACTTAATTTTATTCACGAAGAGTATTTATATAAATAACTACAAGCATGACCCTACACGAAGAAGCCTCAATAATTCAAAAGTATTTAGAAGTCCAATGTTCTGAAAATCCTATTGAAGTACAAGACCGAATACGCACTCTTTCAGTTTATCAGGCACGCAGCGGGCAAATGCTTGCTGATGCTAAAAAGATACTGAATGAGAAGAAAACAGCCGAGATACAAAAGACGATTATCAATATCGCCAAAGAAGCGCATTTGGCTGCCGGTGTTCAAAACGCTTTGCTCAAAAGTATCTGCATCGAAGAAAGCTATTTAGTTGACTGGCTAGACCGGATAAACACCAGTTGTACGCATCAATCTGCTTCTATGATTACGCTACTAAGCTACGCAAAAGAGGAAATGAGGTTATCGGGTAGTCAACATTAATATTATGGAAACAAAAGTTTGTTCAAAATGTGGTGAAGAAAAAAAAATAGAAGATTTTACTAAGCATAATGAATGTAAAAATGGAAGATGTGGAACTTGCAAACAATGTTCTGCAAATCGTGTCTCAAAAATTTACCATGAAAATATAATAAATAGTGATTACCGTGAAATATGTAATGAATATAAACGAGAATATTATGGTAAAAACAAGAAAAAATGTAACTCTATAAATTCGGAGTGGAAAAAGAACAATCCTGATAAAGTTAATGCAAATAGTTCTAAATGGAAAAAAAATAATCGAGATAAAAATAATTCCATTAATTATAAATGGAAAAAAAATAATCCCGATAAAAATAATTCCATTAATTATAAATGGAAAAAAAATAATCCCGATAAAGCAAAAAAACATACTATATCGTGGAATTTTAAATCACGTTATGGATTTAAACTACCTGAAGAAATTATTGAAACAAAACTAATAATTATTAAAACTAAAATATTATGCAAAACATTAAAGACTTACGAAACGACTTAGTAGAAAACTTCGAACTACTAAAAAACAAGAAAATTGATTTGAAACAAGCCTCTGAAATGGCTAATCATGCCGGTAAAATTTTAAATACAATAGCACTTGAATTGAAATATCAGGACATGACTGGAGATAAAAAGAAAATTGATTTTCTTGAATATGATAATGATAAAGAAAATAAACAGGACAAAAGATTTTAATTTTCGAAATAAAAACAAATTTTATGCAAGTAACAAAAAATGACATTAGTAAAGTCACGCTCAAAAACGACCGTGCACAGGTGCAGTTTAAAGAAACTGCCGGAGATGAAATCAACTCAGTAACCAAAGATTGCGGAGCCGTAGTTCACAAAGATTTGGTAGCAGCTATGAATCGGATGAAAATACATTTGGTAGTGCTTACCGAACAACCGGAAGCTAGTTTGGTAAATCATAGTTCAATCACTGATTTTGATATTTCTTTGCTCGATAACTACACGATCACCGGTTATGTAATTGGTGGAACTGACGAGCACACCGGAGTAACCATTATCGGTCAAAAATTGCTGAAATCAGGAAAGGTTCTGAATCTTATTTCTCCTTTTACAAAGTACGAGGATGAATATGAATTCTCCGAAGAACTTGGACAAGATGTTGAAATGGCTACCTACGAAGTCAAAGAATACCTAT